CGAGAGATTGCATAACTCTAGGCGTATGAGGATTCTTTTGTTGATGTTCAGAATAATAATTTTGCGCCTTGATTACATCTGCCATATCAGCTTCGCCTTCGTGATTTCTAATTTTATCTATGTAATTATTTAAATTAGAAACAGCCATTGTACAAATTTTATTTAATTCGTCTTCTTCTCTTACATTACCAGCGGCTATCATACCTCCCGAAAAGATAGCCTTCGCCCAATCTGGTAATTCTCTCTCTTTGCTAGGTTTAAACCATTTATTTTCTTCAATGAACCACTTTGTTAATGGGTGGTCTTTCTGTAATAATGGACTAAAATCGTGAAAAGCACCTGTTACCTTTTTTTGACCTGCAATAATATCAAAACCATAAATTGGTCCTCCGTTTGTCAACATAGGAAAAAGACATAGATGAGCCATCCATAATCCTTTTGACTCTCTTACATCAACAACATCTAAATGTGCTCTTCTAATATATCTATTGTTCCAGGTTCTATTGACCCAACCTAATTTTTCATTGTTGAATCTTTCCATACCTGGTTCATTATATTCAGTTAGATTTTTATTTAAGACTTCAATAGTCTCATCTTTCCACTTAATAAGTCTTTCCCAAATCATACATTTCCTTAAATAGTTTTGTTGCGCTTTCAAAACAAAATATTGCTTCAGGCAATACATTTATTTCGTAAACATTTAAATAACTTTCAACTCTTTCTTTTACAATTCTTTTATATTCTTTATGTTCGCCGTGTTTAAATATATAGTATCTATTAGGTCCAGGCGTTTTTCTTTTTATCATTTGACCACCCGATAAATCACCTAAATGCCTAACATATACGTGAGCGTATAATTTTTCATTTTCACCTCTAATAGTTTCTAAATGTTTTAAATATTCAGTTGTACTTTCAGTTTGAACAGGTGGATTATCTGTATCTCCCCATAATGCCTTGTAATCATAAAAAATATGAGGCGCTCTTGGTAAATTTTTAGTATCGTGAAATAGAGAACTTTCTAAACAATATTCTTCTAGCTTACCATAACATAATAATTGATTGTAAAGGTAAGTTGCATATAGTTTTTCATTAATATTACCTGATAAAAGTATCTTTACAAACTGCTGTCTTTCTGCGTTTTTATGATACTCCCAAGTTAACTCGGTAATTCTATATTTCTTCTCTTGTTCCATCTTCGTTAACTACAAATCCTTTTTTCCAATTTTCTATTGCTTCTTCAGATTGTTTTAATCGCCATTCACCTTTTTCCATTGTTTCTTTAAATACATCTGGTGTAGCAATAACAAAATCTGATACGTTTATTATAGCACTTACAACAATTAATTGTGCTTTTTTAAATTTTTTAGGGTCATATTTAAATAAAGGTGTAGCAAATGCTTTTATATCTTCGTCAACATTTAATAGTTGAGAAAACATTGATAACATTGTAATATAGACTACTTGTAAATCAAAAAAGTCTTTACCTTTATAGAGGTCATAATTGTTTATACCATAAAAATTAAAGTGTTCTCCTATAAAAGAAAAACCATCTAATTGAGTTGGTAATTTTGCGTGAGCAGGAGCACCATTTAACATTGGTGCTAAATCATATGGCCATTTGTCTTTCCATAATTTAAAAAATTCAGGACCTTGATTTAAATGTTCAAAGTCAATTTCATCCATAAATCCTTCAAGTCTATCAATATAAGTCCATACATTCCACCAATATGTGGCTTGATGTTCTTTAGGATAAATTGAAGTGTCTTTAAAATCAGTAAAGATTTTATGATTCTTAAATTTTTTGAGATTTAAATTTGTCTTATACATTTCAACTCACTTTGTTAATAATAAAATACTTATATAGTATTTATTAATCTCCTGGAGGAGATTTCATATGAGAACGATAGTTATTACCACCCCAAGATGAACCAGTTGCTGACTGATATCTATAAGGCATACCGTCATATAGATAAGTTTGGTTATTTGGTTGATAACCAGAGAACATTATTTTACCGTCCCAATTTCTATAAGCATACATTGAAACCGTTGGGTAACCAAAAGAGTGTAAGTCAGTTAACTTACTATTCATTGGTTGTACACCTCTTCTTTTTCTATGTCTGTTATTAGAGTTATCTTCAAAACCTTGAGAAGGCATATGCCAATATCCGTCAGAGCCGTTGTTAGGTGAATCAGAGTGACCTGAAGCAGTAAATACATAATCATATGCACTACCATACCAGAAACTACCATCTTCATCTAATATAATTGGGCAGTCATAAATGTATGAACCATCACCTCGTCCTTCGTTTTGACCTGCAATCCATTTAACATATCTAGGTCCTCTACAATGTGAAAACATTCCGTGAACACCACCCGATTGATACCAGTATCCGTTTTGTGAACGTGAACCTCTTGTACCATAAGTACCATAGTTACCGTCTGAAATCCATAACATACCAGTTGATTTTTGTCTTATGTATATCCATTTGTTTTCATCACCACCACACCAAAACTCGTCAATATCTCCGTTTAAATGAAAGTCTGCTCTTTTAAACATAGACTGATATCTAGTTGCGTTATCACCTATACCATAGAAACCTGGTGTATTTCCTGATGTCCAGTAACCTGTGTACCATAAGTAGCCTTCGCCATCAAGTACCCAAGTACCTACCTGTGATTGAGTTGAATAACCCCAATGTTGTAGCATTTTCATACCACCATATTTGTTCCAATCTACTTCAACTCTTCTTGGAATATAGTAGTAGTAAGTACCTTCGGAAGTGTGTGAGTTAGAACCTACACCAGCACCACCGTGAACTGATTGACCCCAGAACCATAACCAACCATCTTCGTCTAATGCGTGGTATGATGGCTCAGTACAGCCCTCTGCCCACATATCAACGATTCTTTTGTTGTTAAAAAATTCTTGAGGAATTTTAATTGGTCTTTTTACGTTTGTTGAGTAAAAAGCAAATGAGTAAGGCGAACCACCGTTAAAGTCAGTTGAGTTGTTTATTCCTGGGTTACCGCCACCAAATTGTGCTTGGTTGTTTCTACCCCAAGTCCATACTGAACCGTCTTCGCCTAATGCAAATTGTTGATTACCTTCAGAGTTTTGTCCTTGACCTGAAGAACCTATTTTTACAATTTTTGTATCGTTAAATGAACGTATTGTTTCACCTAACCAATCTACCGTATCATCAGCTGATACTCTGTTTGGATAATATCTGTCTGTTGTATTTGTTACCGCTATGTGATGACCTAAATCGTAAGTTGAGTTATCACCTGAAGAATAAACTTCTCCGTTATTCATTAACCAGAAACTAGAGTTTGTACTTGATACGTGTTGGATTACTCTCGGTGCCTTACCATCAGGCGTTACCATTCTACCTGTATGTTCAGTAGCAGTTAAATTTTTATTATCAGTTGAAGTCATCCAGTCTGTAAATGTAAATCCAGCATAACGACTTCTACCCATTCTTGAATTTCCGTCCATAGCGTCACCAAGTCCCATTTGACCAACTGAATTATTACCGCCGTGAGCTACGAAATCACCGTTTGATTCAATACAACCCATTGTGTAATTAGTTTGTTTTTCGTAAGAGTTTCTACCCATATTGTACTTCCACCCTAAAGGAGCTCTGTTAGTGTAAGATACAACTTTATTTCTATCTGGATAACCAAAAGGTGATTCATAAATTTTCACCCAATATTCTGATTCTCTTCCGTCGTGTTCTTCAACCCAAGTATTATATTTTCTTGTTCTTTTGATACATTGATAAATTTTTCTACCAACTGAAGTCATTTCACCTGGTTCATATTGTCTCCACATCTCCCATTCGCCAATGTCGTCTGTTGAACGTAAGAATAGTTGCCAATATTTTGCATTATCTGGTCTAAAAGATTTTTGAACCAATCTTGGTGGGTCAAAAGAATAGTTATTAGTGTTAACTAAACCATCAATTGATATTGTATATGCAATAGGACAATCTTGGATACATCTGTAAGACTTACCTTTCCAAGAAACGATATCGTTTTTAGAATAAGCAGTCCTATCTTTCCAAGGTCCTTGCCACTTTAGTTTAAAATCTTTTAATTCAAAAGACATATTTTATTTTCCTATTTCCTTATTAGTCCGTAGGTAAACCACGACTTGAATATACTGCATTAATGTCAGATTTTAAAGTAGCAATTTTAGTTGCTAAACCTGAATCATTAGATACAAGACCTTCAAGTTGTAAATGCCTAGGATTTGCTACATCAAAAGCCGCCTGAATGTCTGCAACTTCCATTTGGATTTTGTTTGTAGTTTTTAAATTATTTAATATTACCAAGTCGTCTGCGTCTGAAGCATCCAATACAGCTACGCCGTATTTTGAAGCGTTAGTACCTGTAGCGTCAACCGTTACCTTTGCGTCATCATAAGAAAAGTATGCTTTTCCGTCAATGTTTTGTAGGTATTCTGGAGTTGCGTCATCAGTTACCACCGGAGCTACATAGTCATCATCTTGAGCAATATCATTAATTCCATAAATTTTCTGAGCCATTTTTTTCTCCTTTAGTATTATTATTATTTATAATAATTTTTTTATCTTCCTTGTCCTGTTGATGTTGGTTGACCATTAGGTGAACTCCAACCGTGTGCCCACCAGTTATGTGATGAAGATAACCAGTATGAACGTCCCCAATAATATATTTTTCCGTATTCATCAAAGAAGTGGTAAGTACCTGCATATTCAGCAGAGCCTTGGTCATCTGTTGTAATTCTCATTGTAACCGGTTTTGAGTTAGGTAAATACCAATGGAAAGGATGATAATTACCATCTTCACCAGTCCAGTTTGTACCTGCCTGTGGGTGCAACATAGAGTTTCTTGAATCATAACCATAACAGAATGATTCACCTTTATCAGTTATCCAGAATGTTCTTGCCTGGTCTGAATAATTGCAAGAAGTTTTAACTTCTTTCAAGTTTGTAACCTTTTGTACTACAGCAGGAGTGGTAACGTTACCTGTATTACCTGTTCCTAATGCGTAATATGTACCTGCGTGGCCAAATCCGTAAGTTGTACCATCTTTCACTCTAAAGTAACCTGATTTGTAACCATTGTAATATTGTATCCAAATATCAACGATATCACCGTTTGGTGTAGTTTCGTTTTTAGTAAAAGTTGTAGTATTAGTTGTAGTACCATTTCCAAAGTTACCATAGTTGTTTTCGCCACACCAATGTGTGTAACCATTACCATCTAGGATTACAACCCAAGTATCATCACCTTGTCCTTCACACATAAACACAGCGATACCATTATTAGCAACTGGATCCCAACCTGTCATTTTTACAGGTCTGTATTTGTCAGTTGTAGTACCATCACCTAATTGACCGATACCGTTATTACCCCAAGCATATATTTGGTCACTTGCTGTTCTAGCATATGAACTATTACCTGTTGTTCCGATATCAATAATTTTTTCGTTATCAAAATACTTACTAGGTATTCTGTAAGGTGCTGTTTTGTTTTGTGTTCTACCGTCACCTACTTGACCTTGGTCATTATAACCCCAACACCAAACATAACCTAATTCATCTAAAGCCATAATTTGTTTTGAAGTATTCCAAGGATAACAAGCTGTTTTAATAATTCTTGTATCTTCTAAACCGTGAACTCTGTAATAACCATTTCTATCTGATTGAGTATTGCCGTGTCCCATTTCACCGTTTGATTGTTCACCATTTCTAAAGACTTCTCCGTTTTCCATAAGTATCATACAACTATCTCTTTCTTCGTGTAATTGTATAATTCTAGGAGTTGTTAACTCTTGTCTTCTAGGTATTGTGTGATGACCTCTCATTTCGTCATAACCAGTTGCGTTCATATCCTCTGAACGTCTGTATTCCCAAAATCTCATATTCATTTCACCAAAGTATGATGAGTAGTGTGAGTTTGAATCTTGGAAACCTGTTCTAGGATATCCCATACCCCACATAACACCGTTTTTATCAATGTATCTGTTAGCGTTATCAACACTTATACAAACGTTATTGTGGTGTTTGTACGGCCAATGCATTGGTTCTGGACCAAAGAAAGCACCAGAATTTTCTTCTTGGTTAACTTGTCTACCAAAAGATTGCCAATCATTAAAATATGATTGTACGTGTGGTGGATAATCTTCATAAGTCTCTTGAATTAATCTACCACTTGTTGTTGTAGATTTAGACATCAAAGGCGACCTTGTTCTTTCTTGAGGACCAAAGTGAGGAGGTCTACCAGTTGTATTTCTTAATGCTCTGTATAATCCTGTTGGACCTTTGTAAATTATTTCGCCATCACTTCTTCTTTTTTGTGGTCTGTAAACTACGATATCATTGTAGCAGTAATCTGCGTGAGGATTATATTCACCTCTAAATCTGATACCAGTTTGTAATCTGTCCCAATGTTTGAAACCTCTCCAAGATTGTTCTATATCAAAACCTATGTTTGCATTATTACCATACATAGCAGTTTTACCTGAAGCTGAACAATAAGGATAAATTTTTGTATATGAGTTTCTAAATCCGATTGGTATATAAATTTCTATAACTCTATCTTGGTTTTTCTCAAAAGCAAATTCACTACCACCTCTTGTTGAACCATCTTCAGTAGTGTATGCTGGCATATCTCCAGTATAATCACCACCACTATTTGCAAAAGTATCGTTTAGTGAATTGATGTATTGTGCTTCTGTAACCTGTCTGTTATTTAAGAAGTATCTTACATAACCGTTTTTATTTGCACCTCTCCACATAGGAATGTTTGTTGGTATGAAACTTCTTGCTCTTGTTTGTGGAGCATTTGTTTCAGCAGACCAACCCATACCAGAGTGTTGTGTACAATAGTAATAAAGTTTTGGCGCACCTTTTCTAACTTTAATTTCTGTGTATGCACCTTTTTTACCAGGTGTACCCACAACGGTTACGCCAGTTGTGTATGCTGAACCTGAATTATGTGTTCCATTTTCAGTTGTAGAAAATCTTAAAGGGTGATTAGTGTTTGAAGAGTCTGATTGGTCAAATCTATAAGTTTTACCCTCTGTTAAATTTAATGCAACACCAGCCGTAGCGGTTACACCGTCTATTGAATATTTGTTAGTAGAACCTACATTGTAATAAGGGTGGTCACTAGGGTTACCTGATACAACTGCAACCTCAAAAATTCTTTCATCAACAGCAGTTGGGTCTATCATATCTGGTAAATAGAAATTTGTATTATCGTCTGTTACCAATTCATTGTTAGGACCTCTAATAATTTCTGCACCTGAACCAGAGAAGTTTACTACAGCACTTGCACCTGCACCACCCATTCTAGTGTCTTCAGCATTTGCACCTGCAGCTGATAGATATAATGGATAGAAAACACCTGATTGACCTGTTGTATCAGTACCTACAACATAGTAAGGACCATCGGGGTCAGCAGCTAATGAAGTACCACCTGAGCCGTGTGTACCATCAACGGTTGTTGAAAACGCTAATGGAAAAGTTTTGTTAGATTCGTCTCTTTGATGAAATCTGTATTTTTCACCTTCTCTAAAGTGTGTAAAGTTTCTATCTCCGTCGTGTTCTTGTCCTAAATCTGCACTTGGTAATCTGTTATCAAATTTAAATTGGTTTGAAGGAGAAGTTACCGCTTCTACATAAAAGTTGTTGTGAACTGGTGTGTATGATTGATAGAAAGCATTTTTTTCTGTATTTAATTCACCATAGCCATAAAAATTACTTCTATCACCTTGAGCATAATCTTCTTTTTCGTGTAGTAAATGATATTGATAATCTAAAAATTGACCATTTGAAATATTACTATAATTAGATTGTTCAAAAGGTAATCTTGTTGAGTTTTGAGTATTTTCATCATTACCATATCTTGAAGTGTTTACAATTCTTCTACCTGTAGCGTCTGACCTTTGGTCATAATCTCTTATTGTATGATAACCACTTCTAAAGTCCGGGTCATTAGATAGTGTTCTTGTCCATTTATAACCTGAATGTTTATCACCTGGAGCACACTCTTCATAACCAGTTGAGAGATAAGGATTTTTACAAATCCATAAAGAGTTATTAAACCAAACTACATCATCTTTTTGATAGTTTGTGTTTTTATTCCAATCTCCTTGGAAACTGAATTTTACTCGTCCTAAATTTACTTTTGCCATTGTTTATCTCTCTTATATTTATCCTAATATCGGTGGATGAGGAATGGTTACATATTGTCCGTCCCATTGACCTTGCATATAACTACCACCATATCCGTTTATGTAATATCTGTTATCAAATGATTTATATTCAAAGAAACCATAGTTTGAGTCAGAGTTATCACCGTAACCACAACCGTTTACATCTTCAACGTTTGCCATTAATGAAGGAGGTACTTTGTTTTGAATAAAGTAACCATCATTAAAGTGTTCTTTACCATTCTCTGCGTCTCTATCTGTATTACAATTACCTGAACTGAAACCTACAGCAGCCATACCATAAGTGTTTCTACCTGCTGAATACATTATTCCGTCCCAAGTTAATATTCTTACAGACGTATCGTTATAATGTGAATAACTTGAAATTTGTTTTACATTTCTAATATCTTTTTGTGTATTAGAACCAATTTGTACTTTTGGTGTTTGGAAACTATTTTGTGTTGTGTTATTACCAATACCTAAATTGTAATAGTTATTGTAACCAGCACATTGAATAGCACCTTGAGAATCTTCAATCCAGAAATTAGGATAGTTAGCACAACCTGTAAACCACATATTGTGAGCGTCTGAATTAGCCGCATTACCACAACCATTTGAACAAATTGTAAATGTATTTAGAGCAGTTGTGTTACCATTTCCCATCCAACCTGAACCGTTATATCCAGTTGTGTAAATGTTTCCTCTTTCTGTCAAGATTGCAGCTCTTTGGTCATCTGAGTCTGTATCTTGTAATAATCTTTTAATTCTACCAACACCTGAATCTGTAAATGCTGGTGATGAAATTTGTTGAGGTGTGTTTTGGTCGGATGTATTACCTACACCTAATTGACCATCATTGTTTCTACCCCAAGCATATAAATTTCCTGCTGTGTCAACTGCGTGAACCATCACATAGTTACCACCTGAACACCATATATGTTCAATCTCATTGTTATTAAAATAAGTTGCTTTATCAATTAATTGAGGTGTGCTATAGTTTGTTGTGTTGTTTGTACCTAACTGACCATATCCGTTATAACCCCAAGAATATAAATTTCCGTTTTCGTCTAAAGCATAACAAGAGTGAGTATCTGTGTTTTGTCCGTCCATTACGTTTGAAATCCAACATCTTTTAATTCTAACATCTTTAAATACGTGTGTTGAACTATTAGCTGCTAAGTAAACGTTTTGGTTAGAACCACCAACTCTTACCGGGTGGTCTCTGTTATTAGTTGAAGCGTCACCATTTTGACCGTGACCACCATAACCCCAATGATATAATTCACCAGAATTCATAAGTGCCATACCACAAGTATAACCTAATTCCAATTGAATTATTTTAGGAATTTCTCCGTCAGGAGTTGTATGAGGACCTGTTCCACCATTGTCTGTACTTCTCCACCAATCATAGTGGTGGAAAGTTAATTGTCTTCCTGTCATTAAGTCGTGGTTAAATGCGTTACCGCCAGTTGAATTTGAGCCCCATAACCAAGCGTTACCTGTACCACCAATAAATCCTGGTACGTTAAGTGAACCTCTAAATGTTCTTTCAGGTCCTAGTCTTTCGTATTTGTTATCTGTAAATACAGGACCTCTGTTTGCTAATGATACACATTCGTGTGGGTTACCTGTAAATAAATCTGAACTACCTCTTAATTGTTTTTGAAGAGTTGCAACATCAAAAGTTAAATCACTTGCAGCTGTACCACCAGATTTAATGAATACATCACCATCAATTGTAATTGTATCACCAACTTGGTTATCTTCACCACCTGCTAATTGACCTGTGTCGTTAAAATATCTTCTCTCTCTTCTTGAATCATATCTTGTATCTTCAACGGTTACCGTAGCCGCACCTGCAACACCGACACCATTTACTCTAAATGAAAAGTCAGGAGCACCACCGCCACCTAATGAACCATCTGCGATTGTAATTTCTTCGTTGTCAACATAACCTGAACCACCTGTTGGAGTTGACGCTTTATTTCTTTCTTTTATAATTTCTACTTTTGAAGCAGCACCTGTGCTGTCAATTGTAATATTAAATCTTGCACCTGCACCAACACCTGTTGTTGCACTTTGAGATAAGTTAGTATATGTACCTGCTGTTCTTGAAGCGTTTGCAGCTGCAAAGTTATCAACTGCCTTAATGTTACCATCACCTTCAATTATAACTTTAAACATACCAGGATATGCACCTGCTCTTGAAGATGATTTAGCGGTTACAAATCTATAAGTACCGTGTAATCTGTTTGCGTCAGCAGCTGAAATATTATTTACCGTTTCAATTAAACCATTGTCTTCCCATATTTGGTCATCTGCTTCGTATTCTGTACCCATTTTCAACCAGTACATATTACCGTTTGTATCTACATTTCTGTTATAAGGTAAAAATCTGTCTGTGCCATCTGTTGTATGTTGTCTTAAACAAATGTAAGTTGATAATGTTTCTTTTACTTGATAAGGCTCGTAATCTGTTCCTCTGTCATTATTAATACCAACTCTAATTTGTACAATATCATTTTCGTAATATATTTGTCCTGAAGTGTTTACGTGTAAACCTCTCCATTTAAATGAGTTTCTTAAAGGTCTCCAAGTATCCCAATCAGCGACTACAATTTTTGCACCGTAATTGGCAGTACCAGTTGAGAAATAATAAATTTCGTCTGGTGTATCTTTTGTAAATTCTACAACTACTTTTCTAGCAGTTTTAGTATTAAATTTTGATGTATTAATGTAATCTGCTCTTGAAACTGGTTCCTCATTATGATAGAATGAAACACCTTCAGTTAAATAATTTGTGTTAACATCAACACCTGTTGTTGATATTGCAAGAGGATTATCGTCATTATTATTATTATTTTGATAGAAAACAATTTTATCACCTCTTCTTACATATAATATAGGAGCGTACTCAATTGTAGAGGTTACATCAGCGTCAATTTTAAATTTGTTAGTTGAATCTAATGGGTCGTTTGCTACTTCAACATTGTAGTAGTATTGTGTGTTTTGTTCTGGTCTTTTTCCTGTTGTGCTAGATTCTCTGACCATTAAATAATCAGTATTATTCCATATTACAACATCATCTTTTTTATAACTAGTTGAATTATCGTAATCACCACGATAGTTGAACCATAAATTTCCAATATTTGTTCTAGTAATTGCCATTTTCTATCCTATTTATACTCTTATGCCTCAGCTTTTGATTCATCAGCTGTTGTTCTATAAACTAAATTTCCACCTTTATCTAATTCAATTTGCATTGAACCATTGATAATATCAAAACCTAAATTTTCTTCAGCAGCGTTAACTAATGTATCTACATTTTGAGTTACCGTATTGAAGTTTGTAACCACTTGTCTATTTAATTGACCTGTATCTCTATCAAAAGATAAAGTCTGTAAAGTAGGGGTCACATTTTGGTCTACATATGCCTTGTTAGCCAAGTGATTCGCACTTGTAGGCGCAACAGCAGTTTGTGGTATTGTAGTAAATGTTGTTGTATTTCCAGTTGAAGCTGATATATTCGCACCAGAAATTGTTATTTCACCAATTACAGCAGAGTTAACGGTCAAGTTGTTTTGACCACCACCTAATTGGTT